AATCAACGCCGCCGCGCTCAACAACGTGAGCATTTCGAAACAGCAGGCGGACGCGCTCAAACTGGTGACGCTCGCCCAGTTCGAAATGAACCGCGTCAACCAGCAAGCTCAGATCGGCGTGTTCAATCTGGACGCTGCGAACAAGGCGGCTCGGGACACGCTTAAGGCGTGGGTGGCGCAGAAGCTGCTTGATCCGACCAACGCGGAACAAATGGCGGCAGCGCAGGCTGTGCTTGCCAAAAACACTCAACAATTGGCAGATGCGGCAAAGGTCGCTGCCGCGCCTCTGGAGGGACTCCAGCGGCTCATCAATGAGGGAGGCAACCTCCGGGGCGTTCTGGATAACGGCGTCGTGTCGGGCCTCAACAGCGTTGAGAATGCTTTGGTGGACATCACATCGGGGTCCGTGTCGGCGGCAGATGGGTTCAATAACCTCAGCCAATCTGTGATCCGCGCCATTGAGCAGATGATCATCAAGATCACGATCATCACGCCGCTCGCCAAGGCGCTACAGGCCGCGCTCGGCGGCTTCAATCTGTTCGGCGGCGGTGCCGGAACGGGCCAATCGCTATCCGGCACAGGCGGGCTGTTCGCCAATGGCGGCGTGTTCCCGGCCAACGATAACGGCATCTCTCGATTCTCCAGCCAGATTGTGTCCAAGCCGACCATGTTCGCTTTTGCGAATGGCGTTGGCCTGATGGGTGAGGCTGGGGCGGAGGCGATCATGCCGCTGCAACGCGGATCTGATGGGAAATTGGGCGTCCGTGCTGCCGGAGCGGGTGGCGGTGCGCCCGTCATCAACATTATCAACCAGTCCAGCGGTCAGGTTGAGCAGGGCGGCGTTCGTCAGAACCAGGACGGCAGTTTCGACGTGTTCATTCGCGATGCTGTCCGCGGCGTTATATCCGATGACGTCGGCAGGGGCGGCCCGATCACCAAGACCATGAAGGCCGTCGCGCGCGGCAATAACGGGAGCTGAGCATGGCAGTCCCGTCTTGGCCGTCCGGCGTACCGTATGAATCGCTCAAGGATGGGTTCAGCATCACGCCATTTCTTCAACCGATCCGAACAGAGATGGAGCAGGGCAACGTCCGACTCCGTCGCAGGCCGGGCGATAACGTGGCGATCATCCAGCAGTCGGTTCTGATGACGCGGGCGCAGTACGACACGCTGGCGTCGTGGGGCAAGACGACGATTGGCTGGTGGACGGGCCGGTTCACAGTGAATGTATGGCTTGGCTCTGCCTATTCACCCAAGGTCTGTCAGTTCCATGAGGGCGCGCCGAAACCGATTGAGTTCTCGCCCACGCATGTCGCGGCGCAAATGACGCTTCGCGTTTACGGTGTCTGATGCCCACTCATGCCGAAGCTATGTTGGAGGCCAACGCGAGTTGCCCTCCGGATGAACTGACGTACTACGCGCTGGAACTACAGCACCCGTCATTCGATCAACCGGTTTATGTCGTCGCAAACGTAGCGGATGACATGGAGTTAGGCATCGAAGCGGGCGTCGATCCGAACCAAGGCGCGATGGTCAATCACATCGCCTGTCCGTTCAAGGCCGATTATCCGGAGCAGGCAGAAGGTCAGGCCCCTCAATGCAAGGTATCGATCGATAACGTTCAGCGCGAATTGATACCGAAGATCAAGGAAGCGCAGGGCGTGCGGTCCTATATCAAGGTCACATATCGCGAATACGTAGGTAGCGATTTAACCGAACCCGCCTATGGACCGGTCGAATTCATTCTGTCCAAGGTTTCGGTGAAGGCTTCGACGTTGACCGGCACGATCATGGTCGGCAATCTTCAGAACAAGCGCTTCCCGCGCGCCGATCAGAACTACACCACCACGCGATTCCGGAGCTTGTTGCCGGGATGAACCGTTCCGATTTCCTTTCCGCGCTGATCGGCCAGCCGTGGTCGTGGCAGAGCGGCAATTGCTGGGACTTCGCCTGCCACGTCCAGCGCGCGCTGTTCGGCCGAATGCTGCCCGCCGTGTCCGTGCCGTCGGACCTGTCCAAGCGATGGGTTCTCCAAGCCTTCGACGGTCATCAGGAGCGCGCGAATTGGTCCGAGGTGCCGGAAGGGCCGGGCGGTCTGGTCGGGGCTCAGGACGGCGCGCTGTGTCTCATGGCGCACTTGCGGATACCGGGACACGTCGGCGTCTGGATGCGGCAGGAAGGCAAGATCATTCATTGCGATGAACATGCGGGCGTCTGTTTTGAGACGCCGCTGGCGCTGCGTCAGCAAGGCTGGCGGCAACTGAGATTCTTCGAGCCGAAATAGGCGACATGCACGCATCTCTCCCGAAACTCCCGGCCAAGATGCCAGTGGAGCGCTCCTGCGCGCGCCGTGAGCGCCGCAGTGCGTCCGCGCGCCGTCCGGTGTTGCACGTCATTGCGCCGGGGCTCGAGGTCGCGCAGGCCGTACCGCGCAAGGGCGAGACCGTCACCGCGTTCCTGCGTCGCACTGGATGGGCGACGCGCGATCCGCGTTACGGCTGGCAGTTCCGCAAGCGCCTGCCGACGATCCTTGAGGTCAACGGCGAAGCCATCCTGCGAAAGGATTGGCGCCGGACGAAGATCGCGGCGAACGACAACGTGCGGTTCGTATCGTTCCCGCGCGGCGGTGGCAAGCAGGGCAAGCAGGTTCTCGGCCTTGTCGCGCTGGTAGCGGTTGCCGCCTTTGCTGCATGGGCTGGTCCGGCTCTGGCGGCATCCTATTTCGGCGGGTCAACCATTGCCGGGGGGCTCATTACGGGCGCCATCGGCCTTGGCGGCGCGCTATTGGTCAATGCGCTGGTTGCGCCAAAACAGGGTGCGACGAACGACGGAACGCCGACCGATCAGATTTACACCGCGTCCGCCGCCGGCAATCGCGCGCGTCTCGGGCAACCGCTCCCGATCTGGTACGGCCGCAACAAGGACTATCCCGATTTCGCCGCAACGCCGTGGGGCGAGTTTCAAGGCAATGATCAATATCTGAACGTCCTGCTGTCCGTGACCATGGGCAGCATGTCCTATGAACAGTTGCTCATCAGCGACACCCCGTTCTGGAATCCGACCGATGGCGTTTTGCCGGCATTCTCGTCCGCACAGGTAGAGTTCTACGAGCCGAACGCGCCGGTCACGCTGTTCCCGGTCAACGTCACGCAATCGGACGAGGTGAGCGGGCAGCAACTCCCGCACGATTACAGTTTCGTCGGACCCTACATCGCGAATGCGCCCGCGACGAAAGCCTATCAACTGGCAGTGGACTACGTTTTCCCAGCCGGCTGCTACACCACGAACGACGATGGCGAGACGACGGCGTTCAGTGTCACGGTCGTCGCAGAGCGGCAAGCGGTCGACGATGCCGGCGCGCCAACCGGAAGTTGGGTTGAACTCGGAACGGTGACGAAATCCTACGCGTCGCGCTCGCCAATCCGCGAGACGCTGCTGGTCGGCGTTCCTGAAGGCCGCTATCAGGTCAGATTCCGGCGCACCAGCGACGTACCAGCCGACAACAAGGGCGCGGCGGAGGTCGTATGGGCCGGACTGCGCGCGTACCTGCGCGGCGACAACACGTTCCCGGTCTCGACGATCGCCATCCGCATTAAAGCGACCGAAACCACCCAAGGCTCCTACAAGTTCGGCGTCATCGGCACCCGGAAACTCCCGGCGTGGAACGGCTCCACGTTCGTCACGCAAGCGACCCGCAGTCCGGCTTGGGCTCTGCTCGATATGGCGACGAACCAGCAGTACGGCGCGGAAGTTCTGGTCTCCAAAACTGACTTCAACACCATCGTCAATCATGCGAGCGGCTGCTCATCGCGCGGCGACAGTTTCGACTACGTGTTCAAGTCGGCGGTCCCGGTTCCGGAGGCGTTTGACACCGCGTTGACGCCGTCGCGCGCGCGGCATATGTGGCTGGGCGACACGCTGTCTCTGATCCGCGACCAGTGGGACACGGTCCCCGCGATGATGCTGACCGATCGGGAGATCGTCCGCGACAGCACATCGTTCGAATATACGATGCTGGGCGAGGAAGACCCGGACGCGGTCATCATCGAATACATCGATGAAAACACCTGGCTGCCGGCGACGGTGCAGTATCCGCCGAATACCGAGATTTTCACGGCGACCCGGCCAGAGACGAAGCGCGTCAACGGCATCGTCAACCGCAATCATGCCTACCGCGAGTGCGCGTTCTATTACCTCTGCTCGATCTATCGGCGCGAGGCGGGTTCGATCGGGTGTGAGTACGAAGGCCGCGCCATCACGATGGGCCAGACGTTGCGGCTCCAATCGGAACTGCCGCAGGACTACGGTTTTGCTGGCGCTGTTGTCGATCGCGACGATCTCACGCTGACGCTCGATCCCGCGCCGGAATGGGCTACGGGCGAGACGCACTATATTCGCCTTCGTCGGCCGAACGGCAAGGAGTTCGGGCCTATCCGCGCCGCCAAGGGTGACACGGACGCCGAGGCAGTGCTGAACAGTAGCGACCTCGCCACGGTCGAGAGCCAACAAGGCATCACCCTCGCCAACGTGCTGCTGCGCGCCGACGGCGGCGAATACCCGACCTATGCGCTCGGCACGGCGGATAACCAGTCCAAGCTCGTCAAGGTGCTCACCGGCCAGCCGAACGGCGAGACGTTCACGCTGTCGATTGTGGTCGACGACGAGCGCGTCCATACGACGGATTTGGGCGACCCTCCGATTCTGCCGGTCGGCCAGTTCCCGAAGAACGACGACTCTCCGCTGATCGTCGGGCTCAATGCAAGGTTCGGTCAGGGTGTCGCCGAGCCACAACTGACGGCAAGTTGGTTTCCGGCTGCCGGTGCGTTCTACTACCGCGCCGAGGTCAGCTACGACGCCGGCAATTCATGGGTCGAGGTCTATCAGGGCGCCGACACCAAGTTCGAAAAGTTCGTAACGTTGGGCGCGCTCACCTTGCGAGTGCAGGGTGTCGGGCAGTTTCCGGGTCCGTGGTCGGAAGTTCCGGTCAGCGCTCCGACGATCGAGATCATGTCGGGGACCGTAGCTTTTGCGTCGCTTGTGAAGGCGATCCAGAAGCAAGTCACTGACGTTTTTCAGAATGCAATCGACGATACCAACAAACGTGTTTCACGAATCGGGTCTGTCGTCCAACAGGCGATGGGGCGTCTGCCGCTCGACAAGATCGAAATCCGCAAAGACCAGGTATCGCTCTACGAGAATAACAAGGCGTTCATTGAGAACGTGCAGACCACGGCGGCCGATGCCGATTCTGCGATGGCAGAAAATATCACCCGTCTTTTTGCGGGGGTGGACGGTGCCGAAGGCCAGATCAACCAGACGGCAATCGCCATCGCCAATAATACCGAAGCCGTAGCACATCTTGAGGAAACGGTCGGCGCGGAGTTCGATGGCGTAAAGGCAACCGTCGAGCAGCACACCACAGCCATTGCGACGCTCGACGGCTACGCAGCGGCGAGTTGGGGCGTCGCAGTCGATATCAACGGTTCGGTTGTTGGCTATATCAGAATCGACGGCGACGCATCGTCGAGCACATTCACGGTCAATGCGAACAACTTTCTGGTGACGTTCCCCGGCTCGACCGGTGGCGCTCCGATACCGGTATGGGCAATCTCGAACGTCAACGGCGTCGCCAAGATCGTCTGGCGCGGCGATATGGTCGGCGATGGCTCGCTACTTGCGCGCATGATCGGCGCTGGTCAGGTCAACGCCGTCCACATCGAATCCTATTCGATCAACACGCAGAAGCTCTCGATCAACAGTGTTGGCCTCGACCAGATCATCCAGAACGCCGTCACGAATACGAAGGCATTCAACTTCTCCGGCGTATCGCAAGTGTCAGCCTCGACGGTGCTCACGTCGCAGACCGTCAACGTCGTATCCGGCACGGCGCTCGTCAGTATCCTTGGCGCGTGGAATCAGGATTGGATTGGATCGTCCGGCGGCGACACCGTGTTGTGCGGCTTTGGCCTCGCCGTCGATGGAGTTTTGCAGCGACGGTACGTCTTTGGCTGTCAGACAGACGGAGGCAGGTGGCAGAACTTCTCGCCGTTCTCCGTTGGCGCTCTCATCACAGGCCTGTCGGCTGGGAATCACTCATTCGTGGTGCGCGGAATGTCGAGTGGTGAGTGGGGCGGGCAAAACGCGCTCCAAGGATCCGCGTCGATGGATAGCGGTCAATTGTTCGTCGCTGATTTCAGGAGATAGCCGCGATGTTCTTTGTGGTTCGCACCGATTTGTCCGCAGACAGCGGCCGGCAGCGATGCTTCGGGATGTTCGATACCGAGGCCGATGCCGCTGAATTCGCCGTCGATATCGCGGGTCAGCATGTCGGTGATTTCGCCGTGGCGGGTCCGGCTCCGATCGCAGTTGACATTGTTCGGCAGGGCGGCGTGCAGCCGGTCGTCGCCGTTCCGAAGGGTTGATGATGGCAAGCGGCACTTACAGCACAGGCGCGGCAACTGTCACGGCTGGTGGCGCGACGGTAGCGCTAATCGGAGCCATCGTCGACGGTATCAACTTCTCAAAGTATGATGTCATCGAGATCGGCGACGCTGCGGCGCTTATCGTCGGCGTCAACATGGACGACGCGGAACTGACGATCACGCCTTGGCCGGGTTCATCGCAAACAGCGCAGCCGTACATCAACTATCAGAGCAGTTCGCTCCGGTACGATGATGTTGCGCTAGCGGAGGACTTGCGGTCGCAGACCGCCGCGCTCAATGCCAGTTGGTACGAGGTATTCGTTGCCAGCACGCTGACTGCGCCTGACCCGTCATATGGCTCAAACGGTCAATACGCCTACCAGCCCAGCACCGGTAAGCGCTGGCGAAAAGAAGCGGGTCTTTGGACATATCTCGGCACCTCAGATCCTGCATTCAGTCGCTACGACATTGCTATTGATGTGCCGGGCAGGCCGGGCTCTGGCGCAACACTTGGGAAGTGGGTCGCCCCGTCGCTGGTGACCTTCAGGGCCGGGTTGTCCGAGAGCGTCGCCGATGCAGACGCGGCCGCAACCGCTGAGACCGTTTTCTCTTTGCGAAAGAACGGTGTTGAGTTCGCGACGATCACCTTCGCGGCGTCCGACGCAACCGCGACATTCGTCTGCGCAACAGACACCGATTTTACGTCCGGAGACGTGCTCACGCTGGTCGCACCGACCCGCGACGACACGCTCTCGGACATCGCTTTCACCATCGTCGGATTCCGATAACAGAAGGGGATACCCATGGCCGTCACAGCCAATGTCTACAACCATACCGCTGCGCTGATCACCGGTCAGACCGTCGATCTCGATAACCTGAAACTGATGTTGCTCACGTCCAGCGCATCATTCACGCCAGCGAATACGACGGTCGATCAGGTGGCCGGCGCGGCGAGTCCGGACCGTGCCAACGAGTTCTATGGCAACTCATGGCCGCAGGGCGGCAAGGCGGTCACGACTGTGACGGCCACAACCGTCACCACGAATGACGCCAAACTGACTGGCGACCAAACCTCTCAAACTGCATCGGGCGGCAGCATCGGTCCATGTCGATACGTCCTGCTCTATGACGACGCCAGCAAGAAGCCACTCATTCTCTACGATCTCGGGCAGGATGAATATGCCGGCGACTCGACCGACTTCAAACTGACGTTCGACTTGACGGGCTCGCCCGGCACCATCCTCTCGCTCACGGTCTGACATGCTCGGGTTCGGCGCGCTCGGGGAGTTTCCGCTTGCCGACTTCGGCACGACCGACCCCGGCAAGTATCTTTCTCTGCCACCCGTTCAGATCAGCGCGGCTGTTGCCACGGTCGGATTTCGTGGCGGGCGCAATCTGGACCTGTCGCGCGCCGAGTTTACGTCAGTATTCCCAGCGATCGGCATCCGGCCCGGCAAGCAACTCAACCTGCCGAATGTCACATTCAGCGCCTCGGCAAAGCTCATCGCCCCGCTGCCGGGTAAGTCGATCAGCCTGCCGCCGAAGGCTCTCGGGTTTGTGTTCGGCACGGTCGATATCCAGACCGGGCGCATCTTCAATCTCGCGGATACGTTCACGATCACAACTGAGATCGGCTCTCTCGGCGAAGGCGCGTTAGGCGAATTTGTAACAGGCGAGGGCGCGCCGACATCGATCGAATATACGAGGCCTGTCCAGTTGCGCCTGACGCCGCATCCGCTCGGCGTCCTGCCGGGCAAGAATCTCGATCTCTCAACACTCAATATAGTGTTCGGCGCGCCGCCCATTGAGATCGACGCGCGAGGCCGCCGCATCCGCATCAACGCAATCGCAAGCTAGGAATCAATCATGGTGAAACTGTTCGACCGGGTGAAGGTCAATATTGCAACGACTGGTGTTGGTGATATCGAATTCGGCTCCGCGGCGTCCGCTGCCTTTCTAACGCCGATAGAGGCCGGTTGCGCCGATGCCGACGAAGTCCGCTACGTGATCGTCGATGGCACCGATTACGAGGAAGGCGTCGGCACCATCAAAAGCTCCGTTGCCGAAATGGAGCGGACGACCGTCACCAAGTCGAAGATCGGCGGCACATCCGGCACGACAAAGATCAATCTCAGCGGCACGGCGGTCCTTGCTCTTGTCGCGAGCGCGGCGGACATCCTGACACCGTGGGATAATCTGGCATCACTGGATGATACGGACGAAGCGCTCGACAACCTTGAGTTTACGGCTGTGGGTAAGGCCCTCGCCAAGGCGCTCGATAAAGATACAGCGCGATCCGGCCTCGATGCCCTCGGCGTTATTCGTATTCAAAAGTTTACGGCCAGCGGAACCTACACCCCAGATCCGAATCTGATCGCCGCTATCATTGAATGCTACGGCGGCGGCGGCGGCGGCGGCAGTGTCGGGAGCACGACCGGCGTAGCGTATGTCGGTGGAGGTGGGTGCGCTGGTGGCTATTCGCGAACTGCTGCGCCCGTAAGCGCCATAGGCGCGTCTCAAACAGTGACGATCGGCGGCGGCGGTGCGGGCGCTTCCTCTGGCAACACCGCAGGGGGCGACGGCAGCCCCACATCTGTAGGTTCATTATGTGTAGCCAACGGCGGCCCTGGCGGGACTGCTGGCGGGTATTCATCAACCTCTACTTCTGGGGCAACCCCCGGCACCGGGGATGTTGCTGTTACAGGGGCGATTTCACCTCGAGCGGCGGGGGCCACGTCGAACACAGCCGTTATTATCTTGGGTGGCGCCGGCGCAGATTCACCAGTTGGATCCGGCGGCCGAAGCGGCGCGGCAGCGCCGAGCTCATTAGGCGCCGGCCTCGCCGCGGAGGGTTACGCGTCCGGTGGTGGCGGCGGTGCTGGGTCAAATTCCGGGACTGGCGCGGGTGGCGGCGACGGAGCCCCCGGCCTCGTGATTATCACCGAATTTTGCAGCAAGTGACCAATAGCCCAGTTTATCGCGGTTTTGCGGCTTGGTTGTCCGAGGCGGCCAAGATCGGTAGAAAATCCCGCCAGATAGACTTCGTGAACGTCGCCGTAAAGTGATGTTGGTCCAAATACAGAATTTGACTATCCCTGATCGCGGGACACCAACGATCATCGCATGCGCGGTCCGTCAAATCCAATATCTTTATCGCGGGGCGAGATGCCTTGAGATTAGATACGAAGTCTAAGGAGCGACCTAACGCCTCCGAACGCGGTCGTCCGCAATCGCCCTGGCCGAAGGACAGGCAATCCTTATACCCTCGGTACATTGAAGGGTTGTCGCGAATGATGACTATCTGTCGACCGTTTGCGCTTAACTTGTCAATGGTCGCGATCATTCCGCGTTGAAACTCAGCGGCGGCATCATCGCCGCGTAGAACTCGGTCACCCTTGGCAATCCACCCCGAGTATAACGCGGTAGCGACCATCACAACTACAGATGGGTTAAAATGCACGATCTTACCGATCGTGGTATTTCTCCATTGCGGGCACTCAAAGTAAGTTGCCTTTTTCGGAGGATACCAGATAGCGACATCAGCGGGCGGGCAGGATGTCTTGGTCCATGATCGCAGTTCCCAGCCCTCTTGCAAAGCTGCCTTGCTAAGTGCGCCGGCCCACTGCGCGGCGTGGCTGTCGCCGAACAGAACGACTTTTTTTCTGGATCGGAGCGTACCGGAAGTGCAGTCCGCCTGTTCTATTTGCTCAAAGTCTGCATGACATCCGTCACTGTAATTTGCTCCAAGGTCTCTCGATGCGCGGTGAATGGCCTCTGATCGCGCGGCTGATTTAGTCGACTGGTTTGCATGAGTCAGCGCAAATGATGATGTTGACGCCATGGCGATCGCGCCAGCAGCGCAAGATGCAAATGCCCATCGGGGCCACAGCCTCATATCCATTCTGTGGATGGGGTACTCCACTGCCAAGTAAGCGAGGTGACTGACTGTAATGGTCAAGGCGATCAATAAAAGCGACGAACCCGCATCAATTGTGATGATCTCGCGTGCGAAGACGATGATCGGCCAGTGCCATAAATAGATGCTGTATGATCGATCTCCAATCCATCGCATTGGTAGGGTTGAGAGCCAATTCCGCAGTGGTGCAGCGTGGCTGGCATCAAGTCCGAGGATCATCAGGACGCCGCCAAATGTTGGCACCAAGGCATACAACCCCGGATAAACTAGGTCATCGCTAAACAGGAGTGCCGCGTAGGCAATCAGTCCAAGCCCAACCCATGCTGAGAAGCCGCGGATTGCATGGTGTATCGAACATCGCAGGTCATAGTTGACACCGAGCAACCCGCCGATCGCGAGCTGCCAAATGCGCGTATGGGTGCCAAAGAAAGCGGCGGGCTGACTCTCGCTGCCGACCACCAGCGATAGAGTGAAAGAGGCCATGCAAATTGTGGAGAGCAATACTGTTAGGGTAATTCTAGGCCGCAATCTGAGAGCCGGCAGGAGCAAGAACAGCATTATCGGGAGCGCGAAGTAAAACTGCTCTTCGATGCTCAGTGACCAAAAATGTAGAATGGGACTAGGCGGATCATCGAAGTGAAAATAGTCTGTCGCGTTCGATGAAAATCGGAAATTTGATAGGAATACAGCGGCCGAAACAACGTCTCGCGATATTGAATCCCATCGGTAAGGCGACAATAGCAGCCATGAGGCGACAATCACCGAAAAGAGCGTGAGGATAGCGTTCGGCAGCAACCGCTTTGCGCGACGAAGCCAAAAGCTTGCGAGGTCGATCGTGCCGGTATTAACAGCCTCAAAATACAGCACGCGGGTGATGAGAAACCCGGATAAGACAAAGAAAACGTCGACCCCGACAAATCCGCCTGGCACCCAGCCTATATTTAAATGATAGAACACGACCATCGCGACAGCGACGGCCCGCACACCTTGCAAATCGGCGCGATGTTTCTGCATGCCTGCGGATAGCGGAAAGACAGCAGGATTTCAATGTCCCTGCTGAGGGCCTAAGGCTGAGCGCAGCCCCTAGCCGCGCCCAATATTCAAAAAAACCGTCCCATCCAACCCATCTTTCGGGAGCGAGAACCTATGGCCGCACGAGAACCAGCAGCAATTCGCTACAAGAATCCCGGCGCAATGTGGGGCAGCGCGCTCGCGATCAAGTGGGGCGCCGATCCCAAGCCTGTCACGCTCAACGACGGCAAAGGGCAGGGCAACAATATCGCGGTGTTCCCGAGCTATGTGCTGGGGATCTGTGCCCAGCTCGATCTGTGGAGGTCCTCGAAGAACTACCGGAACAAGACATTTGCCGACGCCATTGCGGTCTGGTCGGGCCACAACAACGTCGAGAGCTATATCGCGTTCGTGCTCAAGCGCGTGCCGGGCATGACCCGCAACACGGTCATGAACGATACGTTCTGGCGGTCGCCATCGGGCATCGCGTTCCTGAAGGCTCAGGCGTGGCACGAGGCCGGGAAGCCGTATCCCGCGCCGGAGGCGGACTGGATCGAAGCGCAGCGACGGGTGTTCGCCAACGAGCTGCCAAACACGGCCGCCAAGAACGTCGCCCCGCCGAAGGCCGATTTCAGCGCGGACGTGAAGCGGGTGCAGACCGATCTTGTCGCGCTCGGCTATCACGAAGTCGGAGAGGTCGATGGTCTGATCGGCGGTCGGACGCGCGGCGCAATCGCGGCGTTCATGAACGATCGGCACGAGGTCGCCACGACGTCGATCACGCCGGCGCTGGTGGCCGAGATCGCCAAGGCCAAAGCTGAGAATTGGCCACGGCCGGTCGCGCCGTCGCGCGCCTATGCCACGGCAAAGGACATCGCGCCGAAGGTCGAAGCGGTGAAGCAGAACGCCTGGTCGCGGTTCTGGTCGAAGGTGCTGGCGGTGCCATCCACGGCAGGCGCGGCGACGTGGGGCGTCGTCAGCAATATCCCGGCCGCCAACGATGCTGCGTCCCCCTACATCGCCATGGGCAAGGAGTACGTCAGCAGCGTGCCGGGCTGGGTCTGGCTGCTGGTGATCGGCGCGGTCGGGTTCGCGATTTGGCGCTCAACCAACAAGAGCGAAGCCGCGACCGTCGCCGATTATCAGACGGGGAGGCTGAATTGATGGACACGCTCTCCTGGGCCTTCAACTACGTGCCGTGGTGGGTGTGGGTCGTCATCGCAGTCGTGCTGCTGGTGGTGTTCTGGCAGCCGGTGATGGCCCTTTGGCTCGGAGCGCCGAAGTGGCTCAAAGGTCTGATCATCGGCGCCGGCGCGCTGTTCACCGCCTATGTCGCCGGCCGCAACAAGGGCTCCAAAGACGAGCGCGGCCGCCGCGCCAAAGCCGATGCTCACGCCATCCAGAACCGAAAGGACGTTGACGATGAAGTTCGCAATCTCAGTCCGAGCGATGTTGACAAGCGCCTTGATCGCTGGCGGCGCGATTAGCCTCGGCGGATGCGCGACCAGCAATTGCGCCGGCTGGTCGCCGATCCTGCCGTCCCGGTCGGACAAGATGACCATCGGCACCAAGCAGCAGATCCTCGCTCACAACGAGTTTGGTGCCAAGCAGGGCTGCTGGAAGGGGCGACAATGACCTGTTCGCTCGCCGGCCTCGTGCGCCATTTCAACAACCGGATATCCGAGGCGAGCGCCGCATGGATGATGATCGGCATTGCCGTGCTGATCGTGACGAACCCGGCGGCTGCCGATGCGCATTCGTTCGACCTGATCGGCGTCGCTATTGTTGACGATTGGCTGGCGCCAGCGTTCCTGACAGTTGGCGTGGTACGGATGGCGGCGCTCGTCGCTAACGGCAGTTGGCCACTATACGGACCATGGATGCGCGCTGGCGGGGCTTTGCTCGGCGCGCTGATCTGGTCGCAGATGTGCCTGTCGCTCGTCCTGCTCGCTCTCCCTTCGCCCGGCATCCCGATTTATGCGGTCCTGACCGGAACCGAGCTTTTCTCAATCTATCGGGCGCTGGCGGGACACAATGGACGCAATCAACGATAAGGCCTTCGCCGCACTTGGCGCCTATCCGATCGTCCAGTCCGCGGTTGCCATCACCATCCTGCTCGGCGCGTTGTACCTGGTGATCCGCGCTACTCGCGATAAACCGCCGCCGCTGCCGCCTCACGAGCCGGTGCCACAATGGCTGATGATTGGCCCGATGCACGACATGATCGGCGCGGTGCACGACGTTGCCGAACAGTCCCGCCGCACCAACGACTTGCTGCGCGAGGTCAAGGACGTGATGAGCGACGCGGTACGGGAGACTCAGCACGCGCGGCAGACGCTTGAGCTAATCCGCAACGAAAGCCGGATGCGGTAGAGAG